AATGCGTGCGCGATGAAGGCGACGCGCAAGGCCGTTGAGCTGCCTGATGGCACAGAGTTTGAGTTCTGGGCGCAGCCGATCACCTTGGCGCAGCGTGCCAGGGCGCAGAAGCTGGCAGGGAATGACAATGCGAGCGATTTCGCAATTCAGCTGCTGGTGATGCAGGCGCAGGATGAAAACGGACAGCGGCTGTTCAGTCCTGGCGATGTGGCAGAGCTGAAAAACGAACTGCCTGCGGCTGTCGTTGAGACCTTGATGCTGCAGCTACTTCAAGATGCAGAAGGGGAGGACGATGAGCCGCTCGACATGAAAAGCACTGACAGCCGACCTGCGAAAGGACAACGCGCTGCTGGCTGAAATGGTCGTTGCCAAAGAGCTGCACATGACACTGGGGCAGCTCCGCGAGGCAATGCCCGAGGCTGAGTTGTGGTTGTGGCACGCCTACTTCGCCGTTCAGCGGGAAGTCGTCGGTAGGCTGGGCTAACGCTGCGCAGGGATCTTGGCGACTACTTACTCGGTAGGGATTGAGTTCTCGGCCAAGACGCAGCAGCTGGATCAGGTCGTCAGCAAGATCCAAAAGTTTGAGCGCGACATCGGGAAGCTCAAGGGACAGAACCCGTTTGAAGGGACAGACCGAGGGGCACGGAACGCAAGCAAAGAACTGGATCGCGTTGGGCAAAGCGCCAAAGGGGCCGCAGCCGGTGTTGGGGCGCTGCGCAATGCGTTGATCGGCTTAGGCATTGGTGCCTTCGTCAAAACGATCTACAGCGCTGCCGCAGAGATTGAACGCACGAAAGTGCAGCTCAAGACGCTGGTTGGCACGGCAGAAGGCGCCGAGCGTGTTTTCAGCCAGCTGCAGGCAATCAATAAGCAGTCGCCATTTGAGCTGAAAGACCTTACAAGCGCTGCCGCAAAGTTATCTGCGTTTGGCGTTAGCACCGAGAAACTGGTTGATACGACTGAACGCCTAGGCAAGATCGCAGCGGGCACTGGGCAATCCATTGATGGCATTGCCACTGCGTATGGCCAGGTGCTGGCAAAAGGCAGGCTGCAAGGCGAGGAGTTGCTTCAGTTCCAAGAGCGCGGGATTGACCTTGGCGGAGAGCTACAGCGAATGCTGGGGCTGACGAAGGAAGAGTTTGCTGACATGACCAGCAAGGGCAAGATCAGCGCCAAGCTGGTTGAGGAAGCGATCAAGAATATGACCGGCGAGACGGGTCGGTTCAAAGATGCGTTTGTCAATACTGCGAACACCCTTGACGCAAAGCTGAGCAACCTGCAGGACGCCTTCTTCATGGCGGCAGGCGCACTGGGCAAAGCGTTTGAGCCGATCTTTAAGTGGATGATCGACCAGCTCACCACGATTTTGAACTTGGTGGGTGACGCAATAAGTCGATGGCAAGGCGTCCAAAGTTTGACGCCTGAGCGCGTTGGTCAGTTACGTTCACAGGCGGGCAAGGACGCCGACGCAAAGTATGGCTTGTTGAACCTGTCTGGCGATAAGCAGAGCTTCTACAACAGCCAGCTTGACAAGTACATCGACAACGAAATCAAGAAGGTTGGCAAGGCCGTTGCGCCTGCGGTTGCTGCTGCCACTGCTGCGCCAGCTCCTGGGCGGTACACGCCCGAGCAGATCGCGGCAAATCGTGCGCTGCTTGGCGGAGATACGTCTAAGCCTGGTTCAGGTGGCTCTAGCGGAACCGCAAAAGCCGCTGCAGAGAAAGCAGTGCAGCCGCTATATATCTCCTTGGTGGACCTCGGCAAACGCCTTCAGGCGATGGGGTACACGGTCAAAGAGCACCCCTCGTTTGGTGGTGTTGGCCAGCATTCGCCTAACTCTTACCACTATTACGGCGAAGCGCTGGATGTCACCGACTGGCGCGGTGGTGACTGGAAGGGGCGGACAAAAGGACTGATCAATTCGCTGCGTGGGTCAGGTGCAGGCTTCGCTGAACTGCTTGGTCCTGGGGACGCTGGCCACGACACGCACGCTCACATTGCAGCGCAGGGCGGCAAGGTCAAGCTGACCGACAGGTTGGCGCAGTTGTTGGGGTTGCCGTCTGGTGGCGAACGGGGCGATCAAGCGCTTGGTGTGATGAACCAAGCCTTTGACGAGATGGTGCAAAAGATCGAGGCTGCGAGAGCAGCGTGGGAGCGGATGAAGCAAGGCATCACAGATAGCAATGTGCTGTTGAAAGAGCAGGTGACTGATCAGAACGAGATCAATCGCCTTGTGATGGAAGGGCTGGATCCGACTGCCGCTAGCGAGCAGGTGGCGCGTCAGCGGGAGCTGCTGAATATCCACAAGGAGCAAGCTGCGGCGCTTGCGGATTTGAAGGGCATTGAAGGGCTGACAACCGATGAGATCAAGACGAAGGAGGCAGAGATCAATGCGTTGTATGCCGAGCGGTTGCGGCTGCAAGGGCAGTTGAACACAGGGAAGGACACCGCCTCGCAACTGGCAGACGCAGAGAAGGCGAAAGCAAGCACAGGCAGTCAGGCAGAGTCCGATGCCAGGGGGATTGCCGGCACGATCACAGGTGGGTTGAAGGACGCAATCAAAGCAGCAATATCTGGCGGTGATGTGAAGGCAGCGCTGAGCAACATGCTTGCCGGGCTAGGTGAAAAGTTCTTGGACATGGCCATGCGGCCACTGGAAGACATGCTCACCAATTCCTTTAAGGGCTTCTTGGGAGGACTGGAAGGTGCCGCCAAGCCTGAGGTGTTGGCTACCCAGGCAAACACCATGGCATTGCAGAACTTGACGGTTGCGATGCAAAACGCGGCACTTGCAGGCGGCGGCGGTGGTGGTGGCGGTGGGATTCTTGGCGGATTGGGCGGGCTGTTTGGTGGTGGTGGCGGCTTCTCTGGGGCGTTCTCCAGCAGCTTTGGCAGTAGCTGGGGTGGCTTCTCTGGGGCGCTCAGTATGCCGCTGCTCCTGGCTGACGGTGGCTTCGTCTCTAGCCCCACGCCTGCTCTGGTCGGTGAAGGCGGCAGCAACGAGTACGTCATCCCCGAAAACAAGATGGGCAGCGCTATGGCCAGGTGGAACGCTGGCGCCCGCGGCGATGCGGTGGTCAATGGTGCTGATCCAACAGGCGGCGCAGGTGGCGTGGCAACAGCAGAGCAACCTGCTCAGATCAACATCAACGGCGGCGTGATGCAGTTCAACGACACCAACTACATCCGTCAGGATCAGCTGCCCTCGATCATTGGCCAGGCCGGCAAGATGGGTGAGCAACGTGCGCTGCGCAAGCTGCAGATGAATCCAGGCACCCGCCGCAAGCTGGGGATGGGCTGATGGGTTACGCCGAAGCGATTGGCAACTTCCTCACGCTGGTGACGCCTGATGTCGGCGTTCACTACCGCTTCCAGAACTTCGCGCTGAATCAGAACAGGGACTGGACGGGGCTGACCTACAGCTTCATGCCGTTCGGCTTTAGCGGCGCGACGGTGACAGCGGACGGCAGCAACATGGAAGCCACGCTGGTCTTCCCGAACAACAGCCTGAGCCGCGACTGGGCCACCCGCGCGATGGAGGAGTTCTGGCTGGCGCGTGTCCGCACGATGGTGATGACCCCAGACGGCGAGCCCGAAACGCTGCTGAATCGCTATGTGGCACAGATCACCGGCGGCAGCTGGGACGAGACCGCACTGACGTTGCGGCTAAGCAGCGTGCTGGATTCCGTGCGGGGCAATGTGCCCAACCGTCGTCTGAACCGCAACCTTGTCGGTGCTCTCCCCACCACCAACACCATCCGGCTTTGAGCTGATCGGGATGCGCTATTGCCTCGGCGGCGATGGCACCTCAGGCGAGATCGACTGCATCCACATGGTCTTGGTGGTGCAGCAGGAGTTGGGCATCGCTGCACCTGCTGTGAACGCAGAGTGGTATGCGGGCAACCGCTGGGCGATCTACCGCGATCTGCTGCGCTGGGGAAGGGAGATCAAACAACCCACCTACGATGGTGATGTGATTGTCTGGCCTGGTGACGACTGGGCATTTGGGGTTGTATGGCAAGGCGGTCTGCTGATGTTGAACCGCAAGATCGAGCGGGTGCAATGGTCCCCGTTAGCCACGACCTCCAGCCTT